ATCTATTCCTCCAATAACATTTTCAGCTTTTAAAGTCGTTCAGCTTGTTGGACTTAAAATTAATAATTCTTGTAAAATTCTTCATTAACAACTGATTCTAAATACTGTGGTATTTTAAATGCTCTCATAAAATCAATACTGTTAAATTCTTCTATCCGTTTTTCATACGTATAATAGGGCAACAATAATTTGATTGCCTGTACATTTGCTCGTCCTTCAATTCCGTATTTAGAAGGAGAGAAGTACAAACAGTTGGAATCATCTTTATTTATAAGATGTCCCATTTCATGGGCTAGCTGAAGTGGCAATTGTTCTGGGTCGTGCCAACTTCCGTTAACTACGATTGTTTTTGTATACGGATTAACAGCAGATGGTGTACGGCTAGAAAATCTATTATCGACTATGACACTATAGCCAAAGTCCATGGCTTTATTCATTAAAGAAGCCATTATGTCATTAATCATTCTTTTCCCCTCCACGCAATAAGCGTTTCATTAATTCAATATCTTCAGGTGGTATTGGACGTCCTTCAAACGTCATAATCACATCATTATCGGCAAGGTCAACTTGTTTTTTCTTATCGGTATCAGATGTCTCACCAGTAAGATATTCAACGGTCACACCTAAAGTATTTGCGATTGCTCTCAATGAATCGTACTTAGGATTTACTCCTTGATTGTACCTATAAATAGCGTTGGTACTCATTCCAGATTTTTCAGCGACTTGTTTTAAAGTAAGTCCTCTTTCTTTAGAAACTTTTTTAATTCTTTCAAACGTTGTCATATCGGTCCTTCTCCACGTTCGATGAAAAAACAATACAGTAAAATTACACAAAAGTATTTACAAATTACACAAAAGTATTTACAAATTACACAACTGTGTTATTATTAATTCATCAAGTAATTGAGCAACAAAAACACAAGCGGTTGTTGATAAGCTTTGGCGAGCAGGAATCAACAAACGTTAATAAAGGTTTATTTGCTATGCCTTTATAGTACACAACTGTGTTATTACTGTCAACAACTTGATAAACAAATAACAGTAAAGGAGTTGATTACATGCCAGAACAACAATTCGCAAAGGTAGCACATGACGTTGAGCGTTCAATTAAGGTCGCATTGCTTAATCGAGATATGACTCAAAAAGAGTTAGCTGAATTAATTCATGCTAATCCACAACAATTGAATAGAGCTATTAAAGGCGACATGACACCTAAGTCACGTGAACTACGTGAACAAGTAGCACGAGTTTTAAATCTATAAAAAAGAAGGCGAGAAATAATGAACAACTTACAAGAATTTAATTTTAAAGGAAACAATGTACGGACAGTGCAAATTGACAGCAAACCTTATTTTGTGGGTAAAGATGTGGCTGACATTCTTGGCTATAAAAATGGAAGCCGAGATATAAATAAACATGTAGATGATGACGATAAGCTGAAGTACCAAATCAGTACCGCAGGTCAATTACGTGAACAAACAGTTATTAACGAATCGGGGTTATATAGTTTAATTCTTTCTAGTAAATTACCGGCTGCAAAAGAATTCAAACGTTGGGTTACATCAGAAGTTTTACCCACTATCAGAAAGCATGGTGCTTACTTAACTGATTCCGCAATTGAACAAACGTTAACTGATCCAGATTATTTAATCAAATTAGCTACACAGCTTAAGACAGAACGTGAGGGTAGGTTGATTGCTGAACAGCAAGTTGCGGAAGACAGACCAAAAGTTACTTATTATGACAAAGTTCTCGCTAATCCATCATTAGTAACTATAACTATCATTGCTAAAGATTACGGGATGAGTGGTAGAGAAATGAATGCCAAACTTCATGAACTTGGAATTCAATATAAACAAGGTAAAACGTGGTTACTTTATTCTAAATATCAACATAACGGTTGGACTCATTCAGATACAACGATGGTCAAACGAAAAGATGGAACTGAAAAGGCTGTTTTAAACACTAAGTGGACTCAAAAAGGACGTTTGGGACTATATGAAGTTCTTAAACAGCACAATATTTATCCTATGATTGAACAACTTATGGAGGTCTAGCCAATGCCACAAACTATTAAGGCTGAAATTGTGATTGAAGTACCAGATGATCATGTCATTATTTCAACTGCAGAATTTAATGAATACCAATCGTTAAAAGATGATGGGCGTTGGTGGACTTCTAAAGACATTGAACAACGATACAACCACAAAATGGATTGGTTCAAACAAAAAATCTTGTATGTTCCCAAGTTTAAAAAGATTTTAGATTCCAAAAATGGTGGTTTCGTTCACTATTCCGATTTAGATGATGGACGTTATTGGAGCTTTGAGCCGAAACGATTCAAAAAATTTATGGAAGATAATTTTGCTGAAATTAATTCTTAAGGAGCAAAGTTTTATGAGAAGTATTCCAGTACCAATGATTATATGGTTACCAATCTTAGTCTGGTTCGTGACTTACCAGCTTACTAAGGCTGGTGGATTAAAAAAGTGGCTAAAAAAATATACAGATTTCTATATGTAAAGGAGGGATGTTATGAGTGCATTAAAAAAAGCCATCTCATGTGGTGATGAGATAACTTTAAAAAACGTAAGGTTCAAAGGTTCAATTATTTCTGGTCAAACATCGATTCCTTTAAACCATAATGTTCTGCAACTTGTTTACAAGAATCTAAGTAAAATTCTTCATGCAATGAAGCTTTGAAATTATCTAAAAGTAAAGAAGTTAGGGCATCGGAATTAACTTTTAAAAACTTATCAATTAGTTCTGTTGCAGTCGGATTAACTAATTGATGATCTGTTTCATTGAACTTAAATTCTCTTAATGTTTTAGACATTGCAGTGTCTAATGCTTTCTGAGCGTTCACATTGTTATTAATATGAATATTTTCCATTATTATCACTTCCTTTCTCAAGAAAAATTATATCAAAGAAGGAGAAATTTAAATGGACAACTTAGAAATTAAAACTGACGCCGATTATGATCCAAATGGCGATTGTGAACCTTATGATGTCATGGTTGACGATAAATTAACGGAGGAAAACGAATGACTATTAATAAAGACATATTAGCAATCAACGAAGCACTTGATCAATTTAGTAAAGCTAGTGAATCAGTTGGATATGCTAACGGATCAATCGGTGAATTACTAGAGATAAGAGATGCCACATTAAACAAAGATGATCGAGATGCCTATAGTTCTCAAATTGAACGTATGGATTGCAGATTAGATGTTTTAAGAAATGAGCAGATAAGAGCTAGAGAAGACGTGCAAAAAGCTTTTGAACAATACTACTCATAGAAGGGAGGTGAGCACATGAACCGAATTAAAGAGCTACGTAAAGAAAATCATTGGACACAAACAAAGTGGGAGCGTGGATATGCAAATCCACCGATCAATGATTTCCACACGTTAGCACAGATTTTTAAAGTATCAATGGAATATTTAGGAGGTTACAGCAATGAACGCAATAGACGTGATAACTGATGCATATTATGCAAGGTACCAGTGGGAAATATTCAGAGATCGAATAGCACACCACGAAAACCTGTATTCAAACATTATGCATGATTACTGGATAGTAGTCAGACAGAAGCATGAAGCTGAAGCTAGACTTTCAGAATACAAAAAAACTCTTAACCACGCCTATGGCTAAGAGCACAGAGAAATAATATTTACATTCAAATTATAACACGGAGGAACGTTAATTATGGCAACACTTTATGAATTAACTGGTAATTACTTGAAATTACTAGAATATGCAGAAGACACTGATCCAACTTTATATCACGACACAATGGACTCAATTACAGACGCTATCGAGGATAAGGCCGTTGGTTATGCGAAAGTAGATAAAGAATTGGCTAAAGACGAACAAGCGCTTAGAGATGAAGCGCAGCGCTTACGAGAAAGAGCTACATCTATTGGTAACAACCGTAGATATTTGAAACAAAATCTACAGGAAGCTATGGAAGAAACAAATAAAAAGAAGATCAAAACTCCTGAATTTACTATTTATGTTCAGAACAATCCAGAATCATTGAAACTAATTGACGAAAGTAAGATTCCAGCATATTTAACTAAGACCGATATTGTTCCCGACAAAACTCGAATCAAGCAACTATTAAAGGAAGGAAAAGATGTACCAGGTGCAGAGTTAAGTACCAGTTCATCTTTACGGATTAGATAAATGGAAATAGTAAAAGCTTCGGATGTCAGTAAAGGAAAAGATTTTTCAGCTCTAATCTATGCTCAACCAGGTTCAGGAAAAACTACCACGGCTAAATATTTATCCGGTAAAACATTAGTAATCGATGTAGATAGAACAACGAATGTTCTAGCTGGATTAGATAATATCGATATCGTTTATCTTGATACCATTCACCCAGCCCTCAAGACTAAAGAGTTGCTGAAAGATATTCACGACAATTACTTAGATAAGTACGACAATGTTTTCTTTGATAATTTATCAGAGTTTGAACAGTCATGGTTCGGTGAGAAAGCCAATGAGAGTAAGACAAAAGCTGGTAAAGATATGGGTACCCCACAACAAGGTGACTATAACCAATACACGTATTACCTCCACGATATGATCCAATATATTAACAGTTGGAAGAATATTAATAAAATTTATACAGCTTGGGAAGGGAATAGAGAAATCATTTCTCCCGAAGGCCAATCATTCACTCAGCTTATTCCCGACATTAGAGAGAAGTCAGTTAATAAAATCATGGGCCTGATGAATGTTGTTGCGAGATTAGTTATTAATGATGAAACAAAAAAGCGTGGTTATTTATTAGCACCGACACCAGCTTATTACGTTAAGAATCAAATTGATAATCGTTCATTTGCATTACAAGGTGATCTATTTAAGTGGGGTGATACAGATGTACAAACTCCACGATTATCAAACGAAGCTAGTGGATCAAGCAAGACAAAAGCTAAGTAGTGGTAAGAAATCGGTATTGATAGTTTCACCTGCTGGCTCTGGTAAATCAGTTGTAATCGCTGAAATAGCACGTCTAGCACTTCTTAAACCCAAAGGACAGGTAATGTTTACGGTTCATCGTAAAGAACTTGTAGAGCAAATAACACAGTCATTTAAAGCTAATGAAGTTGACCTATCACGTTGCACGATCATGACCGTTGGCAAGATTGCTCACAGGTTAGATAAGTTACCAAAACCAACTTTAATTATTACTGATGAGACACACCACTCACTCGCTAAAACTTATAAAAAAATCTATGAATATTACGAAGATATTCCAAGACTAGGCTTTACAGCAAGTCCGTGGAGGTTATCAGGCAAAGGACTAGGCAATGTATACGAATCGATGGTAGAGGGCCCAGATGTTAAGTGGTTGATTGATAATCACTATTTAGCGCCGTATGACTACTATTCTGTAAAACTAATTGATGATACAGCACTAAAACGTTCATCTACTGGTGACTATACGAATAAATCAATCGATGATGCCGTAGGAAAAGTTGTTTATGGGGATGTTATTAAAACCTATAAAGAGAAAGTCAATGGTCAGAAAGCCATTGTATATGCTCACAGTATCGAATTCAGTAAGAAAGTAGCTCAAGAATTCAATGAAGCTGGAATATCCGCTGAACATGCTGACAGTAAAACGCCCACTAAAGAACGTGAAAAAATAATGTCAGACTTTAAGACTGGCAAGATCAAAGTTCTATGCAATGTGGACCTAATAAGTGAAGGCTTTGATGTTCCAGATTGCACAGTAGTAATAATGCTACGTCCTACTAAAAGTTTGGTGTTAGACATTCAGCAATCAATGCGCTGTATGAGATATAAGCCGAATAAGAAAGCAACAATTATTGATCACGTTGCTAACTATAAAAGATTTGGTTTGCCTGATACTCCTAGAACATGGAGTTTAGAGGGCAGGGATAAGAAGAAAAAAGCAAGCGGTAGTGATGTACCAATTAGAACATGTCCACATTGCTTCGCAGTTATCTCAGCAGCTTATAGCACTTGCCCTATATGTGGCTATGAAATTGGAGTAGAAAGCAAAGAATTAAAAGTAGACAAGTCAGCGAAAGTTGAAAAGATTGGTAAAGATTTTCACTTTAAAACTGACTATGAAAAAGTTAGATATAGTCAGATGAAACCAGAAGACGCAACTAGTTTTAGAGATTTACAAAAGATTGGTAAAGCTCGTGGTTATAAACCGGGCTGGTCATTCTTTCAAGCAAAAGTACGTGGATTCGTACATTAAAATTAAAGGAGACAAATTAAAATGTCATTTATTAAAACAGATTACTCAAAGAACGAAGAAAGCAATTTTGAACCACTTCCAAGTGATAACTACGAAATGATTATTCAATCAGCTCAAGAACGTGCAACTAAAAACGGTGCTGAATCACTTCAATTAAAACTAATTGTCAGAAATGATTTAGATGGAGTTAGTGACAATCAAAAGAAGTATCATAATCGAATTGTATTCATGGATAACTGGAAGCGTAAAGCTACTAATCAATACGACATGCAAGGCTTTCAATACATTTTAGACGCTTGTAAGATTCCAGAAGGTACTGATATTCCAACTGTCCAAGCGTTTATGGACATGATTACTGGTAAGCCAGTCAATGTGTACGTAAAGAAAGAAGAAAATGAATACAACGGTAAGACTACCGAAATCAATCAAGTCTCACCATGGAACATTCAAGAAACTAAATTTCCTGATGTTCAACACAAATCTAAAGATCCAAATCCAACTAATGAAAAAGCACCGGAAGTGTCAGACAGCGACCTTCCGTTCTAGGAGGTCAGCATATGACAGAAAAATTAGTAACAAGTTACGATCAGATTCCGCAAGAATTGCGTGACTTGAAACAATGGGGCCTGTTCAAATTGAAATGGGTACCCGAACGAAAGAGGAATACTAAAATTCCTTTTAATGCAATTGATGGTAACAATGCTAAAAGTAATGATCCTAGTACGTGGACGACGTTTGACCATGCAATCGAGGAATTGAAACTCAATAGTAAAGATTTCGATGGATTATCATTCTTCTTTGCTAATGGTTATGCGGGTATCGATGTGGATCATGTCGAAAGTGACATCATGAGATACCGACAAGGCGATTACGAAGACAATATTGTTTCAGAATTTATGAATGTAACTCGCTCATACACAGAGGTAAGTCAATCAGGTACAGGAATTCATATCATATTCAAAGGTGAAATACCTGGCTCACATAGGCGTAAGAATAACATAGAAATGTACGATGAGGGCCGTTTCTTTGCCCTTACAGGAAAGAGTTTAGGAAGTAATAAAGTTATAAGCAAAGCTGATATAAACGTCTTATACGACAAGTATTTAGCTGAAAAAAAGGTTGTCCCTATAAGGACTTCCACAGAGGTAGAACCAAATAATTTATCAGAATTTGAAATTATCAAGCAAGCTATAAATAGTAAGAGCGGAGACAGTTTCAAAGCTCTTATGTATGGTGGCTGGGAAAAACTTTATGGTTCGCAGTCAGAGGCGGACTTAGCACTTGCTAACTATCTAGCCTTTTGGACGGGTAGGGATTTTGGTAAAATGGATGCCATTTTTAGACAGTCTGTTTTATATCGTGATAAATGGGATGAGAAGCACGGGAAAACAACGTATGGCGTGGCAACTTTAAACAAAGCTATCAATGATACGAACAATGTTTTTACTAATCCTGAACACAGAACAGTTAAGCATTACAACCTTGAATTTATGAAAGAGCCTGACAAGAAATTGCCAAGACGTTCGTGGGATGATACTGGCGAAACCGATAGGGTTATTGATCAGTTCGGTGATGTAATTAAATATTCCTACATTAATAAATGTTGGTACATATTTAATGGAAGCTACTGGGAAGTTGACCAGTCAGGCAAAATACATCAATTAATTGATGCTATGACAGAAAGTATTGGAAAAGAGAAAATTGAAATCCCAGCTAATGCAGAGGAAAAAGAAGAAGCTGCTATTAAAAAAGCGTTTGATAAGTTTGTAAAACATTCACGTAGTAATTCGGCTAAAAAAGCTGTTATGGATGAATTAAAACATAGAGTATCGGTAGCACCGAATGAGTTTGATATTGATAAAACACTATTAAATGCAAGTAACGGTTATATCGATTTAGCAAGTGGAGAGCTACATGACCATGATATAAATAAATTGTTTAGCAAAGAAGCAAATGTAGAGTATTCCGACAAAGCAAGCTGTGATGAGTGGATAAAATTCTTAGATCAAATATTTAATCATGATCAAGAGTTGATTGACTATGTTCAAACGGCTGTTGGTTACTCAATGACTGGTTCAATCAAAGAACAAATCATGTTTATTCTTTATGGAAACGGTCGAAATGGTAAGTCAGTATTCCTAGAAACAATCAGCAATATTTTAGGAACATATGCAAAAACTATTCAAGCAAGTTCAATTATGATTAAGCAGAACTCAGGCGGTCCTAATTCTGATATTGCAAGACTAGCAGGAGCAAGACTAGTAACCAGTTCTGAACCTAACGAAGGTTTAAGAATGGATGAAGGATTAGTAAAGCAATTGACTGGTGGAGATAAAGTCGTAGCACGTCAATTGTACGGTAAAGAATTCGAGTTTGAACCTGAATTTAAACTCTGGCTGGCAACTAACCACAAACCTATTATCCGTGGTACTGATGATGGTATATGGAGACGTATTAGATTGATCCCATTTTTAGTTCAAATTCCAGATGATAAAGTCGATAAAGACTTGAAGTACAAACTTGCTCGTGAATCAATCGGAATTCTTAATTGGGCTGTTGATGGTGCATTAAAGTGGCAACAACATGGCCTCCACACTCCACGAGTGATAGAGAGTGCGAGTGAAGGATATCGTGAGGAAATGGATGTATTAAGTCAATTTGTTTCCGAGACCTGTGATACAGGTACCGAATACACGATAAATGCTAGTCAGTTATACAAACTTTATAAATCATGGGCAGAAGACAACGTTCAATATCAAATGAGTAATACGAAGTTTGGTAGAGAAATGACTAATCGATTTAAGAAAGTTCATACCCGTGTAGGAGCAATCTATAAAGGATTAAAAGTTAAAAGTGACGCCAGATTGAACTGGATGGATCAAAAATAAATATGTGACGGGATTGTGACAAGTATGTTTCACGGGCTATCGGTTGGTACTGTAGGTGTTTCACAACTATATATATACTGTGACGGGTTACTCTACTTTAAGTAATAATAAAATAATATATATATATATATATAAGAACACATATATATAAGCATAAAATAAAAAGATTTTGAGTTACCCGTCACATATAAAAAAATATGGTCTGAAACCTTACAGCTGTAAGGCCCGTGGACGTTTGATTACCCATCACCAAACACGTCACATTTTCACGATTGGAGACTATTAATGGATTTTAAAAGTGAAACTGGTTTATCAACAAGAGAAATAGTAGATAAATTGTATTACGACTATGGATATATTATTTATCCTCGACAATTAAATGCAGTTTTAAGAGGAAACACGAAACCAGATTTGGAATTAAGGGGGTATTTGGCAAATATACATGAACAAAACGGAAGAACACGAAATTCAATCAAAAATTATGATCGATGTAAGTAAACATCACTGTCATATTTTTAGAACTAATACAGGCACTGTTGAAATGAAACGAGGAGGATATTTCAGAGCTGGACCACCGTCCGGGTTTCCCGACCTTACTGGTTTCAAAGATAGCAACGGAAAAGTATTTTTCATCGAAGTTAAAAAACGAACTGGTCGTGCACGTGAAGATCAAATTCAATTTCATTACATGCTATCGAACCACAATATAATCCACGGTATAGCACGTTCACCAGAAGATGCATTAAAAATTATTGATGAGGAGTTGGTGGGCTATGGATTTAAATCATGATGATTGTGGAGGAAATAGAAAATGACTAATTCAGTAATAAAAATGGTTCAAGCAATTGAAGCTGATTATGGAACGGTTAACTGTAAAGAGGCTTCCAATGATCCTCGTTTGAAAGCATTACAAAGGCGTTTCTCTGATCCAGTTGAGCAAAGCAACCAACTAAGTAAGGAACAGCAGCTGCACAAGGTAAAACGACTACGTAAGGCACAACGACTACTTGATACTACTGACCTACCTAAATATAAAATTGCCGATCAAGTCGGTTACAACAAAGATTATTTCAGTGCATTATGTACAGATGGATATTTAGATGACACTAAGTGGTATATCAGTCGGAAACATCTACACCATTACGAGTACTATTGTGACGGCAAACTAATTGCTAAAGGAACAATCAATCAAATTGCAATTTTAACGGGCAAGGTTCCTTCATCAATCCGCTGGTGTACATCAAGCAGCTATAAGAAATATGAGCATAAGCATACTTACAGATTGGTGAAAGTTAGATGAGGTAGAGACAATGAATAAAACAAAAATTATGAATCGACACGTCAAGCCTGTCATGCCTAAAGTTTTTGATGAATGGTATAAAGATGTAATTGAATCATATGGTGGAACAAACACTAGAAAAACTCTTTCCATAGCTTTTAATACTTTATTAACTGTAGAGTCTAGTATCTATGACGAATTCGAATCAAGTCTAAAAGGCTGGTTTGTAGAAAGTGATTCAATAGATGATTTAGATAGAATTTCAAAATGCATTGACGCCATTCGATACGGTTATGAGGTGGAAGAATGAAAGTATTAAAGACCATATACGGAATTATGTTTGATATTTTAAGTATTCCATTCGTACTACTAATTCTTATTGCAATGGTGGGATTATGGGCCGTCATTAACTTATTCCTATTTGCAGTTAGACAAAAGTGTTATGTACCACTAAATAGAGTACTTATTGAATATGGGTTTACAAATGAGTGAATTACAAGGTGGAAAAATGACTGAAAAAGAAGAAAAATTATTAAAAGCAATTCAAGTGAGTGAAAGCAAAATCTATTAGGTGTAGAAATGAGGAAGAATAATGAATAAAGATGAATTAAAACAATTAATAAAATTGCAAATGAAGCAAGCTGATGAATTATTAGATAAAAATGTTGAGTCAGGTTGCTGGAGTAATGATAGAGCTACATTATTTCAAGTGTTGAAATCCATTCGTAAAAATTCAATTGAATTTGAGAAAAAGGCTTATAAATATTAATTACTGAGAAGAATAAAAACAATTTTTATAGACACACATATTATAATTAAGGAGAGTGAGCATTATTAGATCAGGAACGAAGAAACGAATTGAAGAAATTCTACGTGACTATCCTAAGATGGATAGATATATCCATGATAGAAGAGAAGAATTAATGTTCCCAACCAAATCAGAAGATGACAATGTAGGTGGTGGCAAGTCATCTAAGATTTCTAAGCCGCAAGAACAGATGCTTATTACTATTGACGAGGACAAGCAACTAAAAGCCTTAGAACGTGAGCAAGAAGCAGTAGCGATCAGTTTAGCTGATAGTGATGCCGACACTAACGTTATCGCTGAAGAATTATATTTCAAGGAATATCCAAAGTATCAAATGGATGGATTGATTGAAGACGAGCTAATATATTGCGGACGTACTCAAGCATTCCAAAAGAAGTCTAAATTGATTAGAAGAATTGCAAAAGAAATGGGACTATATGATCCCTATTAAACCGTACTAATTGCGTACGCACAGACCCTATTTAAGAGTTAAATTAGTAGTATAGATGATTGACAGAGATGCTGACCGTCTAAATAAAATACAAGATATGTCCCTCAAACTTTTTTAAACGACATTGTAAGACGTGTGGAAAGCGTCTTACTTCTGTGAGAACGCATGGGCGAATCGGCAGAGATAAAACGATAGATATAATTGCTCATGCCGATGTTAGGTTCGATTCCATGCCTGGCTATATGGTGGGAAAGTTAGCACTTAGTTTGCTCAATAGCAACGAGGATTAAGTGGTAGGTAGCTACTACAGGGGAGCTAGCGTGGTGTGTTAATTGGTGAGACGTATACTAGTAAATGCGTTGGTAGGTTCGACTCCTGCACATGCTGTTTAATAATAGATCGCGTGCTTAGTACGTCACTAGCGGATGGATATTAATCCATCTGTTTTTTATTTTGCATTAAACGGAGAAATAGAAATGACATTTGATTGGGAGGTAATTGAATAATGTTCACACTATTTACCTTAGTATTTTTTATGGCCAAAATTTTAGGCTATATTAGTTGGTCGTGGTGGCTTGTGTTTAGTCCAATGTTGATTTTAGTGGGATTATTTGCCGTGACGTATGGAATTGCTGGAATAATTGCTATTGTTGATGCACACAAAGATTTTAAAAATCATTGATCAAGTAGGACTTTAAAAATGGGAAGAAGCCGAAAAAGATTATTTAGCTAGGATAACCATATCCCCCCCCGTACTTATTAAGCACATTGTTTTAATTAAGACCCCCACGCCTCAACATCCCCGGTGTGGTGGTCTAGTTTTATGCCCTCATCTAACAAATAGTACCCACCCTAATAAATAAGACCCCCCATACTATTTAAATACTCCCACCCATATAGAAAGGAGCCTACCCATATGGCAAAGCGTAGAGCAGACCAGACAGGACAGCATAGAGTTGCATTCGATAAGAACAAGAAGATAATCCTTAAGACACAGAATGTCTGTGGCATTTGTGGAAGACCAGTAGACAAACGTTTGAAGTCTCCTGATCCAATGAGTCCAGTTATTGATCACATTATACCGATAAGCAAAGGCGGACATCCATCTGACATAGACAACCTACAGCTCGCTCACTGGTCATGCAACAGACAGAAGTCAGATAAGCTGTTTAACAATAAAGAAATTAACTTAAAAGATAGTAAAGTGGTTGGTAACCGCAATTTGCCACAATCAATTAATTGGACCTCCTATCATTCATGACGGATTTTAGGAGGTTTTAAAGGATTGAACGTTGTGACGATTAGAAGGGGGTATGAGTCCCCCTACGGCGCCTCAGCCGGACTTCACGCCGTCACTGTACATTTTTTCTCATGAATTTATTAAGGAGTTGATATATTGGAATATAAAGGAATTGATTATCTTAGAAATAAGCTGTCTAACCGGCGTTCTAGGGTAAATATGAGATATAAACAATACGCAATGAAATGGCAAGATTTAGATCCAGGCGTTACCATTCCGCTTGAAATTAAATCTAAATATCGTTCAGTTTTAGGCTGGTGTGCTAAAGGTGTGGACAGTTTGGCGGATAGACTAGTATTTAGGGATTTTGATAATGACGATTTTGAGGTTAACGAAATTTTTGAAGCTAATAACCCTGATGTGTTTTTTGATTCTGCAGTTTTATCAGCGCTCATTGGTTCATGTTCATTCATTTATATATCAAAGGCTAATGACCAGGTTCGACTACAAGTTATTGAAGCAAGTAATGCAACGGGAATCATTGATCCAATTACCAATTTACTAACTGAAGGATATGCGGTTTTGAAGCGTGATGACTTTGGAAATCCAATTTCCGAAGCCTATTTTTTACCAACTGAAACTAGATTCTTAATTAATGGCGTAGAATCGGTAGTTCCTAATCCAACAAATCATCCATTATTGGTTCCAATTATCCATAGACCTGATGCAGTTAGACCATTTGGACGTTCAAGAATAACTAGGTCAGGGATGTATTATCAGCGATACGCAAAACGTACTTTGGAAAGAGCAGATATTACTGCTGAATTTTATTCATTCCCACAAAAGTATGTTCTTGGAACTAGCCAAGATTCTGAACCAATGGATTCATGGAAAGCCACTGTTTCAAGTATGTTGGAATTTACAAAAGATTCCGACGGAGATAAACCCGTTGTTGGACAATTCACAACTTCAAGCATGACACCGTTCACGGAACAGCTTAAAACTGCAGCAGCTGGTTTTGCCGGTGAAACGGGATTAACCATGGACGATTTAGGATTTGTTTCTGATAATCCATCAAGTGTGGAAGCCATTAAAGCTAGTCATGAGAACTTTCGATTAGCTGGTAGAAAGGCACAACGATCACTTGGTTCTGGTTTTCTCAATGTTGCTTATTTAGCTGCTTGCTTACGTGATAATCTTTCATATGAACGTAAAGAATTTGTTAAAACCGTACCAAAATGGGAACCATTATTTGAAGCTGATGCTAATATGCTTTCACTAATTGGAGATGGAGCTATTAAATTGAATCAAGCAATACCTGGATTCATGGATAAGGAAACAATTCGTGAAATAACAGGTGTGAAAGGTTCTGATTCTGCACCGATAGAAGTGAGTGATGATAATGGACACTAAAGATATTGTTCCAGGACTTTTAGCAGCTATTGATCAATACTTCATTGAAACGAATGCTAATTCTAAGGAATTAAAACGATTGGTTGAACTTCAGAAAAAAGGAAAAGCTGACTACAAACAAGTAAATGAATTAGCGATTGAAATTGGTAAAAACATGAGTAAGGCATTAAAAAGATATATTAATGCTGAATCATTACCAGATGAGAAATTTTATTTTAATATCGCTAATCGATTAATTAGTACATCTTTGAAAACTAACTTTGATATTGTTTCTGGATATTCTTTGGACGTGCAAAAATCTTTGAATGAACGAGCTAATATTCATTTAAAACCGCAAGTTCCCGAATTTAATCAAGAAAAAGCAAAAGGTTTAGTTGAAAAACTAGTTCATGCTGAAAGCTTTGATGATGTCGCTTGGTTACTTGATGAACCAATCGTAACTTTTACACAATCTATTGTTGATGATTCAATTCAGAAAAATATTGAATTTCAATCTAAGGCAGGATTAAAACCGAGAATCACAAGAACATTGGTTGGCAAGGGATGTGATTGGTGTCGAAATTTAGCCGGTTCGTATTTGTATAGCGAAGCACCAGACGAAATTTACCACCGGCATGAAAGATGCCGTTGCATTGTGAACTATCATCCAGGTGACGGAAGAAAACAAGATGTATGGTCTAAGAAATGGAGTTAAAAATGGATAAAAATTTAATTATTTACACCTATGATTGTGAACGTCGTTTCAAATATATTGGTGATATATATGAAGATGATGATAATTTAGAATTTGCATTCATTGATGAAAAAACTGGTAAAAAGTTTCAAGCAATTTTTAAGATGTCTGAAATTATTGGATATGTGTATCAAGAATAATTAATTTTGACCCAAGCAAGTCGTAAAAAGGCGGGTATTAAGATTGAAAGGGGAAGATGATGAATACTTCAGTTAGATTAGGTAATCAGATTCCCACTCAATCGGTAATTCTTCCATTTACTAAATCCTTATATAAAAATGCGATTGAAAATTATGAGAAATCAGGACGAAAAGCTCAAGAATGGCAAGTAGAACTTGCTAAGGATTTATTTGCAGTCAACGATGATGGTCTTTGGGTTCATACTAAATTTGGATATTCGATTCCACGACGTAATGGTAAGACTGAATTAATTGTGATTCGTGAAATTCAAGGACTTCTGAGCGGTGAACAAATTCTTCATACCGCTCATAGAACCACAACTAGTCATTCATCTTGGGAGCGAGTTCTAAAACTGTTGGATAAGGCTGGTATTAAATACAAGTCTTTGAAAGCGGTAGGACGTGAACGGATTGATGTCCCTGAAACTGGTGGACGTGTGGAGTTTAGAACTCGTACTTCTACCGGTGGACTTGGTGAAGGTTTTGATTTACTTGTGATTGATGAGGCTCAAGAATATACGACTGATCAAGAATCGGCATTAAAATATGTTGTTACTGATAGTGATAACCCACAAACCATTTTCTGTGGAACACCGCCAACACCACTTTCTTCAGGAACCGTTTTTGTCGATTTTAGAAATAGTGTTTTGGAAGGTAAAACAGAAAATGCCGGATGGGCTGAATGGTCAGTTGAGGACCAATCAGATGTTCGTGACCGTGAGCTTTGGTATAAAACTAACCCATCTTTAGGAACAATCTTTACGGAACGTTCAATTCAAGATGAAGTTGGTAGTGATGAAGTCGATTTTAATATCCAACGACTTGGCTTATGGATTAAATACAATCAAAAGTCAGCAATTTCAGAGAATGAATGGCGTGAATTGAAAGTTCGCTCATTACCCGTTTTTCAAGGACAATTGTATGTTGGAATTAAATACGGCAATGATGGTGCTAACGTTGCTATGAGTGTGGCAGTCAAAACACTTTCTAATCATGTGTTTGTTGAATCGATTGACTGTCAATCAGTCAGAAATGGAAATAGTTGGATAGTCAAATTCTTGCGAAGCGCCGATATCAAACAGGTGGTAATTGATGGTGCTAGTGGTCAAAATATCTTGGCAAGTGAGATGAAAGACTTTAGGTTAAAACCACCAATATTACCAACCGTCAAAGAAGTTATCAATGCTAACAGTATGTGGGAACAAGGGATTTATCAGCAGTCGATTTGTCATAATGATCAACCATCATTAACGTTAGTAGTAACTAACACTGCCAAAAGAAATATTGGCTCAAGTGGTGGATTTGGCTACAAGTCGCAATTTGATGATATGGATATTAGTTTAATGGACAGCGCTTTATTAGCACATTGGGCTTGTGCTAATGACAAGCCTAAGCAAAAACAACAGGTGAGATATTAAGACGTTTAAGACGTTTTTTTATTGCCAAAATTACCGAACCACCGGGAATAGTGGGAGAAAGGATATTTAATTATGTCAGAATTTAAACCTATTGAAACACAAGAGGATTTGGATAAAATCCTCCAAGAAAGATTGAACCGTCAAAAGGAAAGCTATGAAAAAAAACTTTCTGATTATGACAGTTTGAAGAAAGAAAATGCTTCACTTCAATCAGCCATTAACGAAAATAAGGAAAAGTATGCAAACTACGATAAGAATCTTGAAGAATTAAATTCCAAGATTTCAGGATATGAAATGGATAATCTTAAAACCAAAATTGCTATGGAAAACAACATTCCTTACAACCTCGCTAATAGATTAGTTGGTGACGATGAAGAAAGCTTAAAGGCTGATGCTGAACGTTTATCAGGATATATGAAGCATGGTGAACCAGAACCACCATTAAAAACTACTGAATCTGGTAAAGATTCTGTATCAAAAGAAAATGAAGCATATGCAAATATGCTAGACAATTTAGATTTAGAAGGAGAATAATATAATGGCACTATCAAAAGAAAAGAATTTTGAACCACAATTAGTAAGTGATTTGATTACAAAAGTTAAAGGTAAGAGTTCAGTGGCTGCTTTATCGAATCAAGCGCCTATTGCTTTTAACGGTCAAAAAGAATTTACCTTTACCATGGACAAGGATATTGATATCGTTGCTGAAAATGGTAAGAAAACTGAAGGTGGTGTATCAATTGCACCATTAACAATTGTTCCAATCAAAGTTGAATATGGTGCACGTGTATCAGATGAATTTATGTACGCTGCAGATGAAGAAAAGATTGATATCTTGAAATCATTTAATGATGGATACGCCAAGAAATTAGCACGTGGTTTAGATTTGATGGCATTCCATGGTATTAATCCAAGAACTAAAGAAGCATCTGCTGTAATTGGTGATAATCATCTTGATAAGAAAGTTACACAAACTGTTGATTTTACAACAGGTAATCCAGATGCAAACATTGAAACAGGTGTATCGCTTGTTCAAGGTGCAGAAGGTGCAGTTTCTGGTATGGCCATGGATCCAGCATTTTCTGCAGAATTAGCACAAATGAAAACAGCAACTGATAATAACGTTCGTTTATTCCCAGAATTGGCTTGGGGTGCAAACCCCGGCTCCATCAATGGACTACAAACAGATATTAACAACACTGTTTCTGGTGGCACTGATGATTTAGCTATTCTTGGTGACTTTACAAATGGGTTTAAGTGGGGCTATGCAAAACAAATTCCACTTGAAATTATTAAATATGGTGATCCAGACAATTCAGGATTTGACTTGAAGGGATATAATCAAGTTTATCTTAGTTCTGAAACATATCTTGGCTGGGGAATTATGGATGCTAATAGTTTTGCCCGTATTGTTAAACCTGCGGAGGCCTAAAGATGGAATATAGAAATTTAAAGACTGGTGCTGTTATCAATGTGAGTTCTAAAATTTCTGGTGAAAATTGGGCTTTAGTTGAAAACGAAAAAAAGCCAACTAATAAGAAACCAAGTCCAAAAAAAATACCACCTAAAAAGGTGGTTGCCAAAAAAGAACCAGTTAAAAAAGTGGTTGCTAAAAAAGAGCCAGTAAAGAAAAACGAAATCACTAAAACCAAAATTATGCAAGAATTGGATGCGTTTGGAATCAAATATGATTCTAAATCTTCCAAGGATGAACTATATCAACTCATGATTGAAGGTGGTTAATATGTCTGATTTTGCGACTACAGAAGACTTAGAAATATTGTGGAGAACTTTAAAACCAGGCGAAGAAGAACGTGCTAAGAGCCTTTTAGAAGTGGTTTCCAATTCACTAAGAGTTGAAGCGCAAAAGTATAATAAAGACCTTGATAAAATGGTTGAAGATGATGCTTATGCTAGTGTTGTGAAGTCAGTAACCGTGGATGTTGTTGCAAGAACTCTAATGACATCAACTGATCAAGAGCCAATGACACAAACATCTGAAGCTGCTTTGGGATATTCTTGGAGCGGTTCATATTTGGTTCCAGGTGGTGGCTTGTTTATTAAAAATTCCGAACTAGCCAGATTAGGTTTTAAACGTCAAAGAATGGGAGTGATTGAACCTTATGACACGAATCCACGGAATTACGGTTACTTTATTTGATAAGGTCAAAACTGGTTTAGACGGCTTCGGAGAACCTATTTATGAAGAACGTCCTATTAACGTTGATAATGTTTTAGTTAGTCCGGCATCAACTGATGATGTTACTAATCAGCTTAATTTGACGGGGAAGAAAGTCATTTATACTTTGGCGATTCCTAAAGGCGATAATCACGATTGGACTAATAAAGTGGTTCAGTTCTTTGGTCAAAGATGGCGAACAGTCGGAGTTCCACTTGAAGGAATTGAAGATATGATTCCTTTAAATTGGAATAAGAAAGTGACGGTTGAAAGATATGAGTAAGAAGTTCAAATTTAAACTTAATCATGCGGGTGTAGGACAACTTCTTAAATCATCAGAAATGGTTGATGTTTTGGAAGAAAAAGCCACGGGAATCCGTAATGGTGCCGGTAGTGGTTACGCTCAAGATACTTATATTGGTAAAAGCCGTGCTAACGCTATGATTTATGCTGATACTTATCAAGCTAAAAAGGATAATTTCAAAAATAATACGCTACTAAAGGCGGTGCATTAATGATTGAGAAAACGATTAAAGATTACTTAGACGGTCACTTAAATGTGCCGTCTTTTTTAGAGCGTCCAGAAAATCCACCAGAGACATATGTTCTATTTGAAAAAACTGGTGGGGCTGAAAGTAATCATATTGATTCTGCAACAATTGCATTTCAATGTTATGCAGAAAGTCTTTATGAAGCAGCTAAGTTAAATTTAAAACTTAAAGCATGTTTAAATGAAATGATTTATTTCACAGATATCAGTAAAGCTAAATTGAATTCAGATTATAACTTTACGGACCCAGAAACAAAAGAATATCGCTATCAAGCGATTTATGATTTTACATTTTAGGAGGAAGAATAAATGTCAGATACACAAAATGTTTCAACTGCTAAACCAAAAATTGGTGGTGCTGCATATACGGCACCTTTAAATACTGCACTTCCCACAGATGCCATTAAAGATTTGACTGATGATTTTAAACCATTAGGTTATATTTCAGAAGATGGACTAACAAATACAAATAGCCCTGATTCTGATTCAATCAAGGCTTGGGGTGGTGATACTGTCTCTATCGTTCAGAAGGGTAAGGAAGATACATTTCAATACACTCTAATCGAATCAATGAATATTGATGTGTTAAAAGAGGTATATGGAGAAAAGAACGTTACTGGAGATTTAGAGACAGGAATTAAAATTAACGCCAATTCAGATGAATATAAGCCACATATTTTAGTCTTTGACATGATTCTAAAAGGTGGAGTATTAAAACGTATTGTTATTCCTAACGGTACAATTTCTGAAATTGGGGATATTACATATGGAGATGAAGACGCTGTTGGATTTGAAACAACGTTTACTGCCTCGCCAGATAAAGTTGGAAATAATCATTACGAATATATCAATAAACCAGAAACACAAGAATAAGATAAGGGAGAGTAGTTAATATGATTAAGGGAAAGACTAAATCAGGGTTTAGTTATTTAATTCCTGAAAAAAGATTAGATAATTATGAATTATTAGAAGCCATCGGTGATATTGAAACTAATCCACTAATTATGCCAAAAGTTTTAAAACTTTTATTTGGTGAAAAACAAACCGAAAAACTAAAGAAACATTTGGCAGACAAAGAAGGGTTGATTTCTATGGAAAAAATGACCGCTGAAATTCAAGAAATCTTCGAAAGCCAAACTCAAGTAAAAAACTCTTAATCCTTGCCTACATGTTGAAATTTGATAAGGATGCACTTTTGTGTGACTTAGCAGAGACATATCAAATATATGACTTTAAACAGTTACCTTTAACCAAGGTAGCTGTTTTTTCTTTAGGTTTAAAAGATGATTCGAGAATCAAAATGAAATTAAGAAATCAAAAGTTGAACTTAGAAGAAATGCTTATGGTGTCTATTGCGGACAGCTTGAAATTACTTCTTTGGTCCAAAACTAAGGATGCTCAAAAAAATAGAAATAGACCAGTTCTTTGGTCATCACTATTTGAAAAACCTAAAGAGAAAAAAGAAGCCGTATTTAGTTCAGGCAAGGATTTTGCAAAAGAGCGTAAAAAGTTATTGATGAAAGGAGGAAATAATTAATGGCAACCGAATTAGGAAAAGCATATGTTCAAGTTATTCCATCAGCCAAGGGCATTAGTGGTGCACTAAAAGGTCAATTAGATCCAGAAGCAGCAGCCGCTGGTTCAAGTGCAGGTGAATCATTGAGTAGTAAATTGATATCAGTTGTGAAAGGTGCAATTGTTACAGCAGGTATTGGTAAGGCTATTGGTGCATCTATTAGTGAAGGTGCCAAGCTACAACAATCACTTGGTGGTGTTGAAACCATCTTTAAGAAATCTGCTAGTAAGGTAAAGCAATATGCTGCACAAGCCTATAAAACTGCGGGTATGTCTGCTAATGACTATATGGAAAATGTAACTAGCTTTTCAGCCAGTCTGTTGCAATCACTAGGTGGTAATACTGGCAAAGCGGCTAAGGTAGCTAATATGGCTATGATTGACATGTCTGATAATGCTAATAAGTTTGGTAGTAATATGGGTGATATTCAGAATGCTTATCAAGGTTTTGCCAAACAGAATTACACCATGTTGGATAACTTGAAGTTAGGCTATGGTGGTACTAAGGAAGAAATGGAACGACTTCTTAAAGATGCTACTAAGTTGACTGGTAAGAAGTACGATATTAGTAATCTTTCAGACGTTTATAATGCGATTCACGCAATTCAAGGCAAACTTGATATTACTGGTACAACCGCTAAAGAAGCTGCTACTACATTTAGTGGATCTTTTGATTCTATGAAAGCTGCAGCACAAAACTTTTTGGGTAATATCGCATTAGGTAGAGATATCAAGCCATCGCTAAAGGCATTGGCAAAAACTACATCTAACTTTATATTCAATAACTTTATTCCAATGGTTGGTAATATTCTTAAAGCATTGCCTGGAGCATTGGTTACTTTTATTGATGCTGCGATTCCATTAGTCAAATCTGGAGTCAGTAACATGTTTAAAAGTGCATTCAGTGGCTCAATTGATTTTGCTAGTTATTTAAAACCTGCTTTAGCGGTATTGGGAGCTTTTACAGTACCTGCAGGTTTGAAATTACTTGGTGGTGTCTTTAGTAAATTAAGTTTTGTGGTTAAACCACTAGGTGGGATTTTTTCAGGATTTGGTTCAGTACTAAAACCAATCGGTGGAATCTTTACTGGATTAGGTGGAATCGTTAAAACTGTTGCAAGCAGTTTTTCATCGTTTGCCACATCAATATTAAAAGTCGGAGCTGGTATTGGTGCCGCTACATTAGGTATGTCTGCACTTGCTTTTGGTATCACTGCTTTAGCTAGTACTGGTACAGCAGGAATAACTGCAATGGCGGCGTTTGGCTTGACTGTTGGTGGACTAACTGCGGTATTTGCTTTAGCAGCACCCGCCTTACAATCTGGCGCTTTGGGTATTGCAGCATTTGGTGCAGCATTGCTTTCAGCTGGTGTTGGTATTGGTGTTGCTACTGCTGGAATCAGTTTGATGGTTGGAAGCTTTGCTTTATTGAATCAATCATTTGTTCAGCTAACGACTGTATCGAGCCAGTTAATCCCAATGTTTACTAATTTGGGCTTAGGATTAAGTGCTATGATGACAAGTTTTCTAACTTCAGTCATTACTAACATGCCTTTAATTGTTCAAGCATTTGTTACGTTAGGAACCGGTATTTTAAATGCAATTAATACTTTAATGCCACAATTGATAACTACCGGTATGAATATGATCATGTCACTTTTGAATGGAATAAATTCAAATATTGGACAGATTATATCTGTATCAATTCAAATCATCACCAAGTTTATTGGTGGTTTAGCTAACGGATTACCACAAATTTTAGAAAAAGGTGTCGAATTTATCGTTAACCTATTTAACGGTATTGCCCAGAATTTAGGGAAAATTATAACTGCAGCAGTGAATGTCATTGTGGCCTTTATTGGTGGAATTGCTGATAATTTGGGGAAAATTGTTGCTGCAGCGCTTGATTTAATAACAAAATTCGCACAGGCAATAATTGATAATCAATCTAAAATGGCGACTGCCGCTACTAAAATAATTCAAGCATTTGTAACATCAGTAGGTACGGCAATGGGAACCATCATTGGTTCCGGAAGTAAATTAATTGGCTGGTTCGTTGATGGTTTGCTTAAAGGATTAGGTAAGTCACGAGGAGCCGGAAAGAAAAATGCTAACGCCGTTAAGACTGGTGCTGTTACTGATTTATGGTCAAATGGTAGTGCAATTATGAACAGTTTTCTGCGTGGTTTAAAGTCAGTGTGGGGAAATGTTAAAAATTTTGTTTCTGGTATTGGTACATGGATCAAAAACCATAAGGGACCAATATCTTATGATAAAAAGTTACTAATTCCAGCCGGTCAAGCCATCATGGGTGGTTTAAATAATGGTTTAAGTGAAGCATTTAAAGACGTTAAATCAAACGTTAATTCAATGTCCGGCTTTATCAATGATGAAGTTAATGACTCAATCAATGATATTGGTGTTAATCCCGGTCGAATAAGCAAAGTTTCAAGTGTGAAGTTTGATGATATTAGTGCTAAGAATGATTCAACTATTGTTGGCCAATTAAATGAAGTCATGTCACTTTTAAATGGTTTGAATGATAAAAACCAAAATTATCAAGTTGTTTTGGACAACAATGTTTTGGCTGGTGAGTTAACACCTAATATTGATAGAAATTTAAGTGATACTTGGCGTAAAAACGATGGAAAGATAGGTAGGTGATAATTTGATTGATAGATATTTTACTTTTAACGGTAGAACTTCAAAAGATTTTAATTTATTGATCCAGAATAATTTTGAAGTTGAACCAGGTGGAACAGATATCAGTTATACTTCCATCCCTGGAAGAAATTTGGATATTGTTAATCCTAATAATAGGTATAAAAACGGAACTTTAAAATATGAATGTTTCGTTGATATTAGATGGTTCAATCACTCATTTTATAAGGATTTATCCGAATTAAAACGTGATTTAGTTTATTGGTTAGAAGTTAGTGAGAATTACAACGGCTATTCAAAATTAATTGATAATTTAGATGAAAATTATTACTATCTTGCACGTTTATCCAAAACACCTACGCTTTCTTATCAAAGCCCTGAATGTGCAACATTAACAATTGAATTCGATATTGGACCAACAAAATTCAGAGTGGATTCACAGAATTATCAACCAATTGTATCTGGAGATATGATTTTGAATCCTGAACCACTTTCTAGCTATCCAATAATCAAAGTAGAAGGAACTGGATCGTTTGATTTAACTTTGAACGGTGTAACTTATAAGATTACCGAACTTGGTGGGTTAACGTATATTGATTCAACAAAGCACCGAGTTTATGACGATTCAAAACTAAAAAACAATGTAGCTATTTTTCCTAACTATTCTTATCCGGTTTTGAATTATGGGAAGAATACGATTAGTTGGGATAATGAATCAGCTGAAGTTTCGATACTGATGAATTGGAGGGCGCTAATATGAGTTATCTTCAATATCCAGTATTATTTGAAAGTTCTGAATCAGACTTCACAACGCAAGGCATTGGCGTTTTAACCGATTGTTTGAATGTTGAAGTGACTAATGAATTTAATGAGTTGCCAGAATTAAAGTTAGATTATTTGGCAACTGGTGATATTGCTAATGAGTTAACCAAAGATAGAATTATTATGGCTGATGTTGGAGAAGGCTATTTAAAACAGCTTTTTAGAATCGATAGTGTTAAGAAGTCGATTGATAACAAGATTGAAGTTACAGCTAGTCATATTTTGAATGATTTGAGTTATAACACCTTAAAACAAAATATTAATGCTTCAGCAGTTACCCCGGTAGCTGCTTTTAATTTGCTCAAAAATAACTTGGAACAACCTGAACTAAAACTAAAAATGATTTCATCAATTAATGGTACAACCAGTATTAGTTGGAATATGGCCAAAATTGATAATGCTAAAAAAGCCTTGGGTGGTGCTGATGGTTCACTGCTTCAGATGTTCAAGGGTGAATACTTATTTGATAACTATACGGTGCATTATGAACGAACTATTGGGACTAAAATCGGGAAAGTAATTGAATATGGGAAAGATTTGGTTCAAGCCAATCAAGAAGAAAATATTGAAGAAACCTATTCAGCAATCAAACCATTTTCTAAAACGGGTTCTGGTAATGATGAAAAATTAATATATCTTCCTGAACGAATTATTAAAACGTCTAATGCTGCTAATTTTGAAAAGCTACGAATCTTAACCAAAGATTTTTCACAAGATAAAATCGAAACCGTTGATCAATTACGTTCCAGAACTAATCGATATATTTCTGATAATAAAGTGGGCATCCCTAAAGTTTCTTTGACGTTTGAAATTGCAGATATAAAAGATGATTTAGGATTTGTTGATGAACTGAAAATGGGCGATGAAGTCACCGTTTTCTTCGCTAATCTTGATATTGATACCACCGCCAGAGTTATCAAAACGGTATGGGATGGATTGCTTCATAGATACAAAACTGTATCGATTGGAGATAAACCAACGACGACATCTGATTATCAAAGTAATCAAAATGAACATATTGATACCGTTGATAAGAATGTTACTGAAGTATCTAAAGATGTTTCTGATTTACAGAGTGCCGATAAAGATAAACAACAACTGATGGACGAATTGAAGGAAAATGTCAGTAATACTAGGGATGACATGTTGGATTATATCAATGGAAGTGGTCGTGATGTAATAAGATTCCTTCCCGATAGAGAAAACCCAACAGATATTGTTGCTAGTGAAAACGGTGGTAACTATGGAATGCGTTGGAACTCTAAAGGTATCTATTATGATGGAAAAGGTACGGTAGCTATTGATAACCGTGGTAACGTCTATGCGGATAATTTTGTAGGTCAAAATATCACTGGTGTTTATATTCGTGGTGGAGAAATTAGCGGAGTAACTATCAGTGGTGATACAGATATATCACTTGGTTCTGGATCAACCAGAACATCAGTTACTAGATATGGTATTTCAACGCCAAATATGACTGTGTATCAAATCGATGGTTTAAAGCGTATGGATGTCTCACAATACGCAGACATTGGTGGCGCTAATTTATGGGGTGATGGTTCAGGAAAGCTTTACATTGGGCCATATAACAATTTTAGTAATTCGGTAAGGGTAGTAACCGAAGCAATATAGGAGGAGCCAAATGGCGGACGCTGGAAAAGTGATTAAAGATTTATCTTCAAAAATTGCAGATTTAGAAGTTAAAAATTCAATACTGACTATTGAAAATGAAGAATTAGAGGCGAAGTTGAATGGCGATGATTTACATAAAAACAAATGATTTGGGAGCAGTCACAGATTACTTAAAAACTGATGATGGAGCGGTTAAACAATTCGACGATTTTAAGCCAGATGAAAAAATTATCAATCAAGGCTATATCTATGTCCATCTGATTGATTTGGAATATCCATTATTTGAAAAATTGCATGACTACTATACATATTTTGATGGTCAGCTTCACAGACCTTACAACTTTGATAGAAAGATAATTGAAAATATTTTGAATGGAGGTAATTAAATGAGCTTACAACCAATTGTTTTAGATACAGACAAAACAGCGCCAATTTACGAGTTACCTTTAAAGATTCGTCAAGGCGATACAGGCGACGAGCTACAAGTAACACTTGGGAAATCATTCGAAAAGTACACTGATTTATCTACGGTTGACGTTGAACTCATCGCCAAAACACCCGACCAACGACTGATTAAGCAAACTGTGACTGATAAGTCAGGAAACACGTTCAAGGTCAAGTTTCCAGATGAAATGTACACAAATGTTGGTGTCTTCAGAAACATGTATTTCAAAATTGGAGACGATTCCACATCAAGCGTGAAGCTGGTCGTGCTGCAAGGGATCGGATCAATCAAAGAAGCTGGGAGCTATATTGATGACTTTGAAACCTTAACTAAGGAAGCCGAATCTTATGTTTTAGCCTTAAAAGACTTTTCCGATACCGGAAACGCAAAGATTGATGATAAGGTTGCAGAATTAACTGGCAAGATGCAGAGTTTTGTGGATCAGGCTCAAAAAGATTTGAGTGCTGCTAAAAAGGCGTGGAACGCATTTCAAAGTAGTTCAGAGACAGCATTCACAACTGCTCAAGATAAACGAACAAGTGATTTTAATAGCCAAAAAGCAGGTTTTGAAACTGATTTCGGCAAGCAAAAAGCAGACTTCGAAAATAGATTTAAAGCACTGTTGGCAACGTTGCAAGGCGACTATGACAGCTTCAAAGCATTAATCAATAAAGACGTTGCAGATTTCAATACATCTTTAGATAGTTTAGATAGTCAAGCAACAGACGTTAAAAATAAATTCGATGCTTTGAAAGCTCAATTGGATTTAGCTGCTCAAAATATTAGTGGTGTCAGGACTAACTTGTTATTGAAAACCTATGAACCATTCAGCATGACAGGTAACAATACAGTTAACCAAGTACGATCAATGTATGCACTAAGTAGAAGAATAGAAAAAGGCACTACAGTAACTATAAGTTTTGATGCTGTTTCTACAGCTCCCGCAACCTTTTATGTCCTAAATATTGGCTTGGGTGGAGGAACTTGGCAAAGCTACATTAATGATGTGGTTGACACCACAAAGAAGCATTATGTAGCAACAATCACTTTAGATGGATTTTCAGCCCATGGTCTCAATTTAAGATTTGATAATGTTCCTTCGACAACCGTTGTCACAGTTTCAAATATGAAACTTGAAAAAGGACCAACAGCGACTGATTACTCGCTCAACCCTCAAGATATTGCGACTAACGATGACGTTCAAACGGCTATCACAAATGCCTTAGACAAAGCCGACTATCCCACAACTGCCGAGGTCGACAGCAAAATTTCTACTGGTGTTGGACAAGCCAAAACATACGCTGAACAAAGTATCAAGGATATTATCGGTGCTGCTCCCGATACGCTAGACACTATTGCGGAACTAGCCGATGCCGTAACTAAAAATAAAGACGGTGTTCAAGCTATCAATGAGGGAATCACGAAGAAAGCCGACAAGACTGAGCTGGCTAACTATGAATCGAAAGCAGAAGTGATTAGTAAAACTGACTATGAAGCCAAGAAAACAGCCGGAACCTTGGAAAATAAGTTTTATATAGTAACTGATGATACGGAGGCAAGCTAATGGCGGAATTAAAAGTTGGAGGTAATGACGTGAAAATTATGTATGGCGACCGAGAAATTGGTGGCGCAACTAAATTGGAACCGGGTACGGGTTTGTATATGTCTGAGAAATTGGAAAGCAGTTTTAAAAGCGTACACTTGTCAAGCACTACAAAGGATTGGAATAACATTAATGGCATTAATGTGGGGTTTTATGATCGCGATACTTTAAAAAAATTAGTTGTCGTCAATATTACTAGTGATGATTTTAAAAACTTAGATAAAGCAAAATCTTTTTTCATAGAAACTTATTTTGTGACAATAACTGTATCAAGATCAATTGTTGATGGAGAGTATAGGCTAAACGTTTCGACTAATTTTAAATACCATTCCTATACTTTCATCTTCGCAATTACAGCTATTTAAACTTGGTATAGGAGATATAAAAATAACTAAAATCACAGCCTTATAGGCTTATTTTTTATGAAAAAATGGGGAGAGGAGGAGTGATAGATGCCACCAGTCCCAATATTTATTAATAATTGGGTGGCGTGGATTGCTGCTGTTACAGCTATTTCGGTAGCATTGTGGCAAATTGTTAAATTAGTTATTACGATTACAAAATTCACTCAAACCGTGGACGAATTAACGATTTCAGTTCAGGAATTGACTAAAAGCAGCTCAAGCGACCACAATAAAATTTTTAGAAAACTTAAAACACATGACAACATGCTACACGATCATGGATTACGGCTTCGTGACATTGAGCATGATGTAGAAGACATTAAAAATAAAGGAGATAACTAAATGGATATTTTACAAGGTTTGCAACTTATGAATGTCACAGAATTAACGATTATTATTTTAGTCTGCTACCTATTAACCGCAGCAGCCAAGAAATCGAAATTAGACAACAAATACATGCCATTTATCAGCATGCTAGTCGGCTTGCTAGTTGGCTTACTAATTGCATTAGTATTTCATGATACAGAGCTAGGAAAAGCGGGATTGACAGGATTCCTAGCTGGTGGATATACAGCAGGGCTATTCACAGGAATAAAAGGAATTTCAGGAGGATATATTAAGAAGGAGGACAAATAATGAAATTTAATGTCGATAATACTTTTGCATTAGGAACTTATGAAGGTTCATCCACACGAACAGCCAACAAATTTATTGTTTTGCATGAGACAACTAATATTGGTGCAGAAGCCAATGCAAGCTATTTTAAGCATAATTGGGCTACTACACAAACTTATGTCCAATACGTCATTGGTGACGGTGGAAAGATTTATCAAGTCGGTGCTGACGGATATCAAGCGTGGGGAGCTGGTAGCTATGCTAATGCCAATTCACCAGTACAAATCGAGCTTGCTCGTACGACCGATAAAGCAACTTTTAAGAAAGACTATGCAACTTTCGTTAACTTCGCTCGTTCTAAAGCTAAACAATATGGTATTCCTTGTACATTGGATGGTTCAGGTAATGGAATTAAAACACACAAATGGATTTCAGAAAATATCTGGGGTTCACATACTGATCCAGTTGAAAGCTATCTAGAGCCGTTCTGGGGTATTACACAAGAACAATTGGCACATGATATTGCGGTTGGTATTGAAGATGTGGTAGAGCCTAAAAAGACGTTTACTAACATTAATAATGTTGTCACTGTATTAAACGGCAATATTAAAGGCTATACGACATATAAGAAAGATGGTTCAGCCAATGCTACTACTAATATTGCCCCTAACACAGGTTGGATTTCAGCCGGTATTGAGATGATTAATGGAGAACCACAATATTGCATCGGTGGAAATATTTACATTCCACAATCAATTACAACCTTTAAAGGTAAAGTGCTAATTAATTCAGACATCCCTGTACACGCCGTTAATTTAAAAGGGGAAGTAGTAGGTACTAATTTAGATGGTGGTTCAGCTTGGAAGTATGCAACAGTTGTTAATGTTCCTAAAGTTGGTTATTGCTACAAGATTGCCACGGATATGTATCTACCACTCAAATATGCACAAGGTTCAGGATTTAAAGGTGAATAA